CACCTCAAAACATTTGGATGGGTGTCTAAATATGACATAAGTTTAAGTTCCCAACTTGACCGATATATTATATTAGTTGAATCCCCAATATACTTTTGAGGATTTTTTGCTTTGAACTTTCCTTGATATGCCATATGTCACCATATAAATACTTAAAACAATATTATCTATTCTATTTATAGGGAACTTATGATGGATCCATATTCAAGGAATCATGCCACCCCACCTTCACAGGTAATGGATATTAATCGGTCAAATTCCAGATCAGCTAGTTATGTATTTCCCGAGGATCTTGGGGCGATTCGTATGGTTATGTCCTTTACTCCGTATAGTTATAGTAGCACGTTCGGGTTTGCAAATGTATCTGGTGGGACTAAAACCGTATATCTTCCAATTCCACCAAGTTTATCTGACGATACTGCTATAGATTCTAATCAAGCGCAATTGGGTGTGACTGGAGCTTTAGCACTGCAAACAATGCAAACAATTGGTTCTGGCGGTGTCGACGCCTTCGCCGAAGGAGCTTATAATATTGCCAAAGATGTGGTAAGTGCAAGTGGTGAGGCTCTTGGTTTTGGAGGCAACCCTGAAATTCAAGCATCACTAGAGAATTATAAACTATATGCCAAACTGTTAGGCCGAAGCGCTTTAGATTCTATAGTGCCTGGTGCTGGATTGGCAGCAGACTTATATACAGGCAGCGCCGTAAATCCATACACTACGGTGGATTTTTCTGGGGTAAGACTTAAATTTCACAACTTCGTGTGGACGGTTTCGCCAAAATCACAAGAAGAATCTAATACAATAAGAGATATTATAAAGGTTATAAAAGGTGCTATGTTACCAGAATATGGCGGCACTAGTGCCATAGCGCAAACAAAGGCCTTGTTAAAATATCCAAATCTAGTAAATATTAAGTTCTTGGGTATTAATGATGAGTACTATTATAAATTTAAGCCGTCAATGATACAATCATTCAACGTTAGATTTAACGAAGGCAATCAACTTCACTTATTCGAAGGTGGTAAACCAGTTGTACTTACATTGCAATTGAATTTATTAGAAGCTTCGATTCACACTTCAGAAGATTATAGGTAATAATACATGTCTAGATATTTTACTTACTTGCCTAAGGTAACATATGACGACATGGAAGTCGTTGATATCACCGCTCGAGCAAATATACTTGAATCTATAAAAGGTAATACCATAGCCTTTCTTAACTATACAGTTAAAGAAGGTGAACGTGCCGAAGATATCGCATACTATTACTATAATGATATCGGCAAAGTTTGGTTGGTATATCTGGCAAACAATATTATTGATCCATATACTCAGTGGCCTCTTTCGAATGCAGACTTTGAACGAATGCTTATTACCAAATATACCACATTGTCTAATACAATACCTTCGGCAGTTATTGCCTGGACACAAAACAATGTGATTCACTACGAGAATATAGCAGATCCTACAGTTAAAATTACTACCAAAACGTATACCCTCAATGGATCACTAGGCCTTATTCAAGCTGGCGAATGGCGATCAGTCAGTTATTATCAATACGAATCTGAAAAGAATGAAGCTAAAAGAACTATCTTTTTGGTTAACAGAGTATATGCCGACCAAATGGAAAAAGAACTAGAGAGCATAATGAATGGCTGATATTAAACAGGCGGGGTCATACGAGCTTAAGAGTGCCAAATTAAAAAGTTATGACGGCAGTAAACAGCTCGATGTCAAAAACCTAATCGTAGGTTTTGAAATAGTCGAGTCTATGTCGACTACATCCGTTCGCGGTAGCACCACCGTATTTGATGGATCCAATATACTAGAAACGTTTCCCTTAAATGGTGAGGAAAGTATCGAGTTTACATACGTTGACTACTTTGGTATTGAACGTGTCGACACCTTTATGGTCTACTCTATAAACAATATTAAATATCCGGATCCTAATAACCAAGCCATTTTGCAATACACTCTTAATTTTGTTTCGCCTGGTAAACTATTGGCAAGTAAAGAATATATTATGCGATCGTATAAGAATGGCGTGATTAGTGATTATGTTAAAGACATTTATAACCAATATTATAAAGAAGCTGTCACCGCGAATAAGTTAAAAGCAAAAGAGTTAGTAATAGAATCAACTGATGGTCAACAAACACTAGTCGTGCCTAATCTGTCACCCGAGGAAGCAATTATATTCTTTTCGCGAAGAGCTTACAACAGTGCCAGTAAAACACAGACATATAGATTCTTCGAAAACCGAGATAAGTATTACTTTTCAACTGTCGAATATGTCGAGGATGCAAATAAAAACTTTGTAGGTTTTGGTAGCGGTTTGGTTGATCCAAAGTTAGCTCGAGCTGCTAAAATTCCAACTACCGGCGGTGCAGTACCAGTCTTTACTAAGTCATATAAACCTGGTATTGGGCCAGAAAGACAAGACGAACTTATGTATGAAATTATTGATATTGCTGTAGGAAAAAAAGTAAACACGGTCGAAGATCTTAATTATTCTGGTTATAAAAAGGCCATATATGAGATTGATGTTTTAAATGGCACAAGCACAAGAAAAGAATATGATCACGCTGCTGAGTTTACAAAGGCTGGAGTAAAACTCCCACACAGTAATGAATATATCCAAGATATGTTACAGAATGAGCATGTCCAATTTGTTTTTAAAGATTATTCTTCTGTAGGTGGTGTTACTGGGCCAAATATCCGTGACGATCAATTCTATAGTGAACTGTATACTAAAAAGCCGGCTTACTTCTATCACTATGCACAGAATAGTATGTCTCTTACAATTTACGGTCGTAATACAATCTTTGCCGGCAGTTTGGTTGACATACAGTTATTGGAACGTGTTCCTGGAAGTACTAAATTTGATAAAGAAAAAAGTGGAAGATATATTGTAGAGTCTGTATCTAATAATTTTGTAGATAAGAAATATACGCAAACTCTTACATTGACTAGATATGGAGTTGGAACATGATAGGTACACAAGGGCTTAATAATTTAACTTGGTTCATGGGTTATATCGAAGTATCGAATGATGCTTCAAACAATGATAGAGTCAAAGTTCGCGCATTTGGTTTCCATCCAACTGTGACATCTGGCGAAGTACCTAAGGATGATTTACCATGGGCATCTGTTATTCGCCAAAGTACTGATGTATATACACCATTTAATGAAGGCGATTTGGCCTTTGGCTTCTTCCTAGATGGCAGAGACGCTCAACATCCAGTAGTACTCGGTGTGATTAATACTTCAAGATATGGCATTCCAGCCATGGCGCCATCAGTTGCTGGTTTTAGTTCGGATGTAGGTAGTTCTGGTGGCAATAGTCCGGGCGATATTGGATATAACGCCTCGGCCGATCTGGCGCCTCATGCTCGAGCATTTTTAGATGCTACAGCATTGAAAGAATCCGTGAATGGTAGATATGATATCAGAAATGGCGGAGGCACATATGATATTAATCAGGGGCACCCTGGATATTCTCCCGGGCCTGGCGGCACTAGTAGCGCATCCGGGCGATATCAATTTACGTATGACACTTGGCTTGAACTTAACGGCGGTGTTAATGCTCCCATGACAGCAGCAAATCAGGATGCTGCAGCATGGAAACTAGCCCAAGATCGCTATAGATCTTATACTGGCGGCGATTTAAACTCACAATTGCAAACTCAGGGACTTACACCATCAGTTCTCTCTAGTCTCGGTCCTACCTGGGAGGCATTTTCCAATTCCGGAAGTCACGGCGATATTATCGGTCAGTTTCAAAACTCTCTTGGGGCTTATGCTAATGGATCTGCTGCATCAGATTTACTACCAGAAAATCCTAATGCGTATTTAGCCGCAATGCATGCGACATATGGTGCATATGGAAATGGCGCGTTACCAGCTCAGGTTACCGGAGAGGATATCCATCTTACACCAGTTGTTGCAGCTGAAACTATGCGAAGATCTTCTTCAACCAGATCGGGCAGCAGAACAATTAACGAGCCTGGTGTACAAGTCGGTGGCAGTAAACGATCTTCTGTGTGGACGGCACGGCGTAATGGATCATATATTGAAATGCATGCAGGACAAGGTACTGCAGCAGAGTTTATTACAATTATGCATTCATCTGGATCCAGTGTAAGACTTGACCAACAAGGTAATGTCATAATTAAATCCTCGGGTCGTACTCATACCTCGTCAGAAAACAACTATGAATTGGCGGTGAAGGGTTCGTCAACTGTAATATCAGATAAAGGATATACAATCAGTGTTAGCGCCGGTGGTGTTACAATTGATTCTGATTCTGATATCAATTTAACATCGGGTGGTAATATTAGACTTCAAGCCGCTGGTGATCTTCTATTAAACTCTGGATCATCCATGGATTTTGCTAGTGGTCGTATTGGTATGCATGCCAGAGTTGATAATATTGATATTGCAGCCGCGAATAAAATTACAGTGCAAGCTAAAACATCAATTGGATTAAAGAGTGATACTACTATCGGACTTCAAAGCGATGGTATTGGTCTTAAAGCAGTTGGAAATATTAATGTTGGCGGCGAAAAGATCTATCTGAATGATGAGGCCGGAACACCATCTGATATCCCTGCGGCACTTGCCACAAGAGCTCCAGAACCTCCAGTAGCTGGAGCTGCATCACCACCAGATGATAGTGTTGACCTATCAGATCCAACACCAGAAGGCGTAAGCATGGGTTCATTGGATGAATCCATAACAGCACAATAAAGGTACTTAAATGACTTGTAATACATTCGACTCACCAAGCACAAAGTATTCTACTTCAGCTCTCACCACAGATCAATTAGCTTCTAGAATTAAAACATTCGGTGAACTATTGGCTGAGGAAAAGAACCCAGCTTTAAAATATGATTCAGCCTTTTTAAGTTCAGCCATTGTAGGTATTACTGCAATGACTCGAGTTATTAATAATACAAGTCCTGGTAGTTATACACAATTGGTCAACCGAGTAGAAGCAGCACCAATTACTGCTTCTGAAATAGCAGATTTTATTGACACGACCGGCAATACAGTAGAATCAATTACGTTTGCAATTCAAGTATTTAATAATAGTAATCAAACATCCAATGGTATAGATTCCGCCAATTCAGTTATGTCAATCGTAGTATCTAATCTATTAGAGCAACTGGACATCTATTACACTGAAAGTTTTGGATCTAGTATCAGTAATGGATTCTGCGCAACATTTAGTGGCATTCTGACGGGTCTTGCAGGACTCATGGGAGCCTTTTCAGCAGCACAAAGTTTTATTAATGGTATATTAGGTAAATTTGGATCTATTATCACTCTGCTTCAAGGATTGGTTGATACTATTAAAGAAAAGATGTTGTCCGTTTTAGATGGAATAAGATCAGCTGTATCAGGCTTTGTAAATATGGCAAAACAATTTAGTGATGCAATACGTGATGCCGCCAATTTCTTTAGTGATTTAAATATGCAAAAACTAAAGGATAAAATTTCAGCACTCATTTCTGGCATTGGTTCCAAATTCGAACAGATTACGCCAGAAGTATTAGCATATCTACTTTTTAGATTCTGTCAGTTAACAAGCGCTATTGAATCGTTCATGAGGTCACCTATCCAAGGTGTGCAGGATATGATGCTTAGACATACTCAGGCAATGTCGATATTTACCAATATGTCAGACTCAGCCAAACTGGCCGCAATTGCAGCTGGTGCTTTTAGAATGGATGAAGCAACAATACAAGCAAATAAACAAAAGATCACTGATCTTGCAAATAGACAGGCCGATCAGACCAGAGGTTCTACTGTAAAGCCTTCAGTATATTATACAAAACCGTTTGAGCAGAGTGAGATTCAAGCCGCTTTAAGTATTATTGGCGGCAATTTTAGCTCGCCATATTTCGATTTCTCTGATGTCCTTGCTGAATCTGATGGTGATAAAACGGTTACGATGTTAAGGATTGACATTATTATAGTCGCATTACGTATAGCAAAAAGAATGGGTAGAAAACTTTATATTATCTCTGCTTATAGATCGCCTGAAAAGAATGCAAATACTGAGGGTGCAGCTAAAGATTCTCTGCATATGACGGGATTAGCATTTGATATTTCATGGACTGGAAGTGGTATTACAACCTCGGATGAACGTGAACGATTTATTGCAATTGCAAGTCAGGAAGGCGTTGGCGGCATGAGTACATATCCGACATTTATCCACATTGACGTTGGAACAAGACGGACATGGCCCACTGATGCTAATGGGACTTCGATGCGTCATGCAGAAGCTATTGCATTGCACGTTGCGGATCGCTTTAGAAACGGATAAATAATACCAAAAGGATACTAAGATGGCAATCACTCCATTAACTCGCGGGCAGACCGTCACATATTCTGACTTTGGGAAAGATTTACAACTTAGCCCAGTCAACTTTGATGTCGCTAGAAAAGTGGATGAAGCTTCGATTAAAGAATCCATTCGTAATATTTTACTGACTGATAGAGGCGAAAGACTTTTCAATCCGAATCTTGGTTCAGATTTAAGAGCTTTATTCTTTGATCATATCACACCCGATACTGAATATGGCATTCAACAAACAATTCAAAATGCATTAGAGGCTTACGAACCAAGATGCAATATATTATCCATTAAAGCTATAGGTTCACCTGATTACAATAGTATAACAGTCAATATTGTTTTTAGTATAATAAATAGATCTGAACCAATAAGTTATAACGTAATCCTCAATAGGGTAAGATAATGACCAGCGTAACAGAATTAGATTTCAATGAGATTAAAACTTCTCTCAAGAACTATTTAAAAGCTCAAAGTAGGTTTCTTGATTATGATTTTGAAGGGTCAAATATTAATGTCCTATTAGATGTTTTGGCGTATAACACCTATCAGAATAACTTCTACACAAACATGGCAATGTCAGAAATGTTTCTTGACAGCGCACAACTTCGTGACTCGGTTATTTCTCACGCTAAAGAATTAAACTATACTCCTAGATCCAAAACGTCGGCAAGAGCAAAGGTCAATCTATCTCTCACTGTTGCAGCTCCTTATCCGACCACAGTTACGATTCCAGCCAAAACAAAGTTTATAGCACGATGTGGAAATAGAACCTTTGCATTCTATAATGAAACTGCAGAGATTATTACACCATCGAACAATCGCTTTGAATTTTTTGGACTAGACATATACGAAGGTAGATATGTTACTGAGGCATTTGAAGTCACAGGTACTGCTGGACAGAGATATATCTTATCGAATGCCGATGTAGATACTGACAGTATTAAAGTCACTGTTAAACAGACAGCCACAGATACTACTAGTGTCGAATACATCTATAAGCAAAACATCTTTGGTGTCACCGATACTGATCCAGTTTTCTATATCCAACCTGCCGCAGACAATAAGTATGAAATAACATTTGGTCTGAATAGATTTGGATTGAATCCAAGCACTGGCAATGTAATTATTGTAGAATATAGAATAACCGCTGGAACTGAAGCAAATGGTGTCACAAGTTTTGCAACTGAAAGCCCTATCTCGGGATATAGCACAGCTGTTACACTGAATGCAAAATCATCTGGTGCTTCAGATGCGGAAGACATTGAGTCAATTCGATATTTCGCACCAAAGTCAATCCAGGTACAAGATAGAGCCGTAACCGAATCTGATTATGAGATTCTATTGAAGAATAGATTCCCAGAAATTCAAGCAGTGTCTGTATACGGCGGTGAAGAAGCTACTCCGCCTCAATACGGTCGTGTTATAATTGCTGTTGATGTGCAAAATGCCAGCGGTGTATCCGAAAATGATAAAACGAAATATTACAATTATTTAAAGGATCGTTCACCAATTGGTATTGAACCTATTATCGTTTCACCAGAATTTATGTATCTTGATGTCAATACACAGGTTAACTATAATATAAGTGTTACTGATCAGTCACCGCCGCAGATTCGAACTAAAGTTTTAAACTCTATAGTAAATTACAGTAACCAAAA